TACGGAGCAGTGACATAACATCCTTGATTTTAGATAGCACACCAAGTTCTTTGGCAGAGTCGGCATCTATTCCTTTCATCCACCAGTAGGCGCGTTCAGCACAATGATTAGATTGCTCAACCGAAACAAGTATGCCTGCTTTTTCTGTACTGAGACATGTATTGTCGTTATTAGAATTTTTTGCCATAGATTACTTTGTTAGGTTGCCAAATAATTTTTCTGCGGCTTCAACCGCGTTCAGCATTGTTTTACTCACAAGGGCAAGATTTAACTTAATACGCGAAAAGTCATTACCATTGTATTGATGAGCAACCTCCGTGAGACCCGCTGAAAGGAGCGAGTATTTTTCCGTTTCGCTCAGTGAGGAAATTTTTAATAGTTCCTTTACTTGTTTTCTGATCGTCTTATATTCGGCTGACATTTCTTTACTCATAATAGTTTGTTTTTTATCGGCGACTTGTGCCGGTTATCGGAATTACGTTGTAGGTCTTGAATCTATCCACCAAGCGACCATACTTGTCTCCTTTGGTAAAGCGTTTGATAAGTGATTTCTCATCGAGATTGGTAGTGATATGGGCGAACTTATCCCAACCTGCCCAAATATCGTTACGCGCAAGCAGAAAATCATCGGTCAGCACAGCGGTGTTCATACCATAGAAAACCTTGTCGTCGTTGAGACCAACATCGTTGAGGCAGACGTTTTCCGGCTTCGGCATGAAACCAGTGCTGCCCTCCTCAAAGAAGGTGTAACGGTCAAAGTTGTTGTGAATGGTGTAGTAGTTTACCATCTGCGTAACTGAAAGATTGTGGAAGAAGCGAGGGGAATTTATGCGTTTGAGATACTCCGAGAAGCATTGCATCAACATAGTCTTGCCAACTCCCAGTCCGCCTTGAAGCATAATGTTCTTGTGTAGCTTATATCCACGCTCCGGGAACACTTCTTCAGCCAATTTGCAATTGTTGAAGTAGTAAAGCAGGAAGCGAATGACCTGTCTGTTGTGTTCATCAACAATGAACTTGCGGCGTTGAGGCTCAATGACGATCATGTTGGCAATGTGTAGGAACAGCCTTGCATGCAATTCATATACAGCAGGGTCTGTGAGGTCGGGGAAGGCCTGCTGTGCTTTTTCCTTATCCTCGTAGGCTTTCTTGATAACATTGGTGAGTTCCATAGCTGCGTACACAGCCTTGTCGGAACATCTGCGCTTCATGGTGTCAAGAACACATTTATCCCATTCCAAATCGCCGGTAGGCTTCTGTCCATACTTGGCGAGTTCTTTTATGAAACAGGCAGGATATTTTGAAAGTGGAGTAATCATTGCAAAGTATCTTTATACGTCCATTCCCCCGAAGCCACCGTTGAAAGTGTAGTCAGAGGCAGGGAAAGGAGGGTCATTGTCAGCATTTTCATTATTGGCGGCCGACTGTGCAGCCGGGTACGCCTTTGTCATCCAGTAACGCAAATGGCTCTGACAATCCACGAAGCTATCATGCCGGTCTTTGCCCTTGCGCTCCTTATCCTCGTTACAGCGTTTGAGAAAGCGAGAGAGGCGTTTTTCATACTCTTCCGCTGTGATGTTGAAATCCTCGCAGATAGTCTTGCGCCATTCCTCATCGGTCCTCATCTGCTCAACCTCCTGCTCATAGGTCAGAGAATAATTATCTTTTGATGATACGGTGCGGTTCTTTTTTTTGCGACCGCCCTTTTTCCCATTCTCAAACCGAGCCGTATTCACATCAATATTCGGCTTAATCAGAGTGAACATACCTTTTGCCACCTCGGAGAGATTTTTGGGTGTTCTCCCGAAGAGAGCATACTCGCAGATGGCAGGGTAAATTTCTGCCTGCACATCCGGGGGCATACACCTTATAGCCTCATAGAAACTGCGGTAGAATATAAAACTCTCTCGTTCCATTGTCAGACTTCCTTTATGCGGATGCCATGCACATAGAGCATTAGTTTCCGCTTGATGATATATTCTTTTGTTCGCACACCTTTGGTATCCTCAACAATTGTCTGCCCGGTTTCATTGTCGGTATAGACAAAGTCGGCTATATACTTGCAGGACTTTTCCAAGCATACGCGGACCGGTTTTCCTTTGAAATCGGTGCCGCAATCGCCATACTGGGCAGGTATGAGTTCAAAGGGTACTTGCTCACGGAGATTGGAGATAATCCCTGCACGCTGCCATAGTTTGAGTTGAGCTGCACGATTATGTTCCTTTTTAGAGGCGTGAGTGCCGACGCGCTGTGCGCCGTACTTGTTTGTCTTGCGAGGCGCGGCAGCACTCTTGTTAACCTCATAACCTAATCGAGCGAGAAACGCAATTCTATTAAGTTCCCTTTTAGGCATTGTCGTTTGGTTTGGATTTATCGACAACAACGACTTCGGGAGACATTCGCCCATCCGGGTCAGAGTGGGAAATCGTTACCTTTGTGCCGTCCGGGACAGCATCACGGAAACGCTTTACCGCCTTTTGCACTTTGGAATCGGCAGCGACTTTTTCGACCATAGCCTGTATATGCTTGTCGTGAGCCTCAAAGATAGACTCAACAGTTTGCTTGCTGTTGGCCTCCTTAACACCGATGGACTTAGTGCCGTCAGCGTAATAGACATACACGTCCATTATGTTTGTCTCGACAACGGAGGCAATCTCATAATCGGACAACGTACCTTTCAAAAACGACACAACCGTTTCGTGGGCGGCGGCATTAGAACCGGCATTGACAATGTAGTAAACAGCGCTTTTCTTTTCGGCGGCAGTTTTTTCGTCAATGGTTATCAGATTGATTTTAACCTTGAACCACTTGTCAGCTACAACGGAGGCTTGAGAGTTGCGCCCCATCATCTTTTGCACCTCACCGTCAGCCGCGGAAGCAATGTTGAACTTGTCATAGACAATCTCGGAATACTTAGTGCGCTTGATGGTAACTACATCAAAATCTCCCGACATATAGGGTGTGATTTCCTTCACAATGCGTGCCTCGGCTTCGGAGAACGTGATAGCGTCAACAAGGTAAATCTCTGTAACCTTTTTGACCAATCCATTCTCCATCATCTTGTCGAAGCGAACGCCACATTCGTACAGTCTCATGAGTTTAGCTGATTTTTAAGTTCTTTACTGATTTTGAATTTCACGGAGTTATGAGCCGGGATAACTATCGGCTCTTTGGTCTTGAAGTGTACCGCACTACGCTCTTCTCGCTGTATCGGCGAGAGCGTGCCGAAGCCACGCAGGGTTACTTCCTCGCCTTTTGCAAGAGCCTCTTTTATGATGCGGACAATGCCGTCAACAGCCTTTACCGCTGTCGAGAGGTGCAGTTTCTCGGAAACCGCCAACTCTTTTGCCAATTCATTTTTTGTCATTGATTTTTGATTTTAGTTTTGCTGTTAATAATCTTATCATGTGCGCCCGGCACTTGCATTTCTGCATCGGCAGGGCATCGTATAGTTTCGCAGCCTCATCAAGATAGGAGATGGCTTTCTGCGTATCGGTTTTGCAAATGTCAGGCATCGGGGGCGGGGTTTAGGAAAAGGTCTGCGAGTTGGTCGAAATAGAGTTCATCGGTAGGAATATCATCGTCAGTACCCATAATCTGATTGGCAATAGATTTCTTGGTGTGGATGATGTCGTAGAGTGTACGGTCGATAGTATGCCGGCCGATGAGGTAGTAGCAGTTTACATTGTCCTTTTGCCCGATGCGGTGGGCGCGGTCCTCGCACTGGCAACAGTCGGCATACGTCCACGGAAATTCCACAAAAGCCACGTTGGAAGAAGCCGTGAGGGTAAGACCGACACCTGCCGCCTTTATCGAGCAGATGATCAGTTGAGCCTTGCCCGACTGAAAAGCGTCAACAGCCGCCTGCTTCATCATCATGGAGTCGCGTCCGGTAACGCTGACCGCTTTTGGGAAAGCCTTTTTAAGAGCGTCCACAATCTCATGCAGGGAGCAGAAGAGTATAAGAGGCTTGCCGTTGGCAAGGAATGTCTTTACAAAGTCCACGGCCTGCTTAACCTTACCTTTGGAGGATAAGGACCGGAGTGTCATAAACTTTACCAGTGCTTCCATGCGCATCTTACGACGGATGTCCATATCATCGCACTCGGTATATTTGCGGAGGTATTCGGCAAGGTCTTCAGCCGCCAGCTCGTACTCATCTCGGTTGGAAATGTCAACGTAGAGGTCGGTTCGGGTCTTGTCGGGCAACTGCGTCAGCACCTTTGCTTTTTCACGGCGTATCATACAGCGCGAGTAGAGTTCTTGTGAAAGTCGATCAAGGTTGCGAGGCTCGTCCTCTTCATCTTTGTTCCGGCGTTCTTTGGAGATTTCGCCACCACCATAATCGGCAAGGAACTTGGAACGACCGCCGAACTCATCAAGTCTGCCCATGATTGAGAGCTGCGCGATGAGGTCAGCCGGACGATTGACAACCGGCGTACCTGAAAGGAGAATGCGCCATTGCTTGCCGTCAACGATACCACGTGCAAAGATAGTCTGCTGTGCGCCGGGGTCTTTGACGCGGTGGCACTCATCAATGATTACGGACTTGAATAGTTGAATGTGCGGGCAGAATACTACGTCTTTGAGCCGGAACGATTGCCCTTTGCGTGCATGAATATCCCAAACGAAATATTTGCGGAGGCTTTCGTAGTTGACAACTGCGACATGGTGCATACCCATCTGCAGGAGATAGGGCCATGTGGTAGCTACTGAGTTGTCAAGCACAAGAGCTTTCTTATCGGTGAATTTCTCAAATTCCCGTTGCCAGTTGATTTTGAGAGAGGACGGACAAATAACCAAGCAGGGGTATGCGTTGGCACAATCCACTACGCCGATGCTTTGCAGGGTCTTACCTAACCCCGGCTCATCGCCGATAAGGAAACGCTTCCACCGCAGACCCGCCTCGATACCTTCTTTTTGGTATTCGTATGGCTCAACCCGAAGATTATGTTTCAGTGCAGTCATAATGTAAATGCCCAGTATTGAAAGGCAAGTTCCTCATACTTCTCGCGTCCACGATTGTAGATTGCATCGCCTCGGTTGATGAATAACTTGAAGATGTTGCAGTTCTTTTTGCTAATGGCATAGATGAAATCCTTGTCGGATTTTGCAATATCCATGTACCACGCGCGAGAACGATCCCAGTCGAAGTAATCAACTGCATCCTCAAATTCTCTTTGAGTAGTAGCTGCACACGTTTTGAGGTCACCTCCGAAATGAGGAGCGTCCAACCACCAATCCCACTTGCAACGAGTGTCAAGAGTGAACTGGAAGCCTCCGTTCTCAAATTCCTGCGCCTTGTTTACCATGTAGCGTTGTGTCTCGGCACATTCAAGCACTTTGGCGAGAAACTGGTCCCGGCGTGCCTCTGCCCGGAGAGCGCGTTGCATTTCGCGTGCATGCAAGAACTCATCCTCGTTTACCGGTTCGCCATCAATAGTCATGTGTAGGAAATCCACACGTGAGGGTTCGGTAATGATAGCGTCCACGATTGACCCGAAGCGGAAAGCCGCCTCGCGATCACCGAACACAGGGCGAGGGTGCAGGAGTTCTTTCAATGCAGTGAGGTCGGAGTTGCTGACCTCACTGCGCTGATAATATGCATCGGGATTGTTCATACTTTCACAATGTCATTAAAATGGAAATATGCGACACAGTCCTTGGTTCCGATAAATGAGAATAGGTATAATTTATCCTCCCAGTCGGAGCATACTGGAATTTGGAAAGAGAGTTCCAAATCATCGCCGTTGGATTGGCGATAATGCAAGGTTTCCAGTAATATGTTCCTAATGTCATCATACCCAGTAAATGTGTCAGGGAAGGACTTTCTATACCACTCTACTTTGGAGTTTATATCTGAAGCATTGTCGATGATAATTGCATTTACCGATGTTGCGGAAGTAGCAATTTCTATTATATCTTTGTCAATATTCTTAATATATTTTTCCAGTATAGGAAGAATTTCATCCGGCTCTATGGGAATATTGAGATATTGCTTCTTACCAAAGCCATCAACATAGGAATAGAACATTGAAGCGTCTTTGGTGTAGCATTTTATCGCATTAACTACTTTCTTCAATCTGCCACGACCATCAAAGTGGTCTTGCAACTCGGTTATCAATTCTTCGTTCATGCTTATTTGGCTTTAATCTCTTCTTCGTAGCGGACGAACGGAGAATTGATGAACTCAGGATTGTCCTTGTCGTTGGCAACCTTTTCGCAGAATGTAAGTTGTTTCTTGAAGATTTTGAGGAGTTCCTCAACCGGCAAGAACTGGCCCTCTTTGCTCCACCACATAGAGACAACTGCAAGAACACCGTCGGCGGAGTCAACGACAATCTTCTGCTTAACCGAGGTCTTAGGCTGATAGCCGACAGGAGTAGCCACGGCATTTTGGGCAAATAGGTCGTCCATTTCGTTGGCAGACTGCTTAACCGCTTTTGCCGCTTTCGCTTCCTCTTCCTTACGCTTGCGCTCTTCATCAAGTCGGCGAGTTTCCGCAGCTTCGCGCGCTTCCAGTTCAGCTTTCATGCGTGCCTGCTCCTCGGCATTGGCCTTTGCCATGCGTTCAAGTTCACGCTTCTTAGAAGGCAGAGCGTCAACAATGGTATCGCGGTAGTCGCCTATCTCGGATTGATACTGCTCCTTAAATTGCGTGGAAAGGCGGTTTAGGATAGACTGGCGAATTGTAATAGCTTCCGCATCGGAGATTTCATAAGGCTTGTGAGCGTAGGACTGGCAGTTCTGAAACCACTCATTGCCGAGCGTGATGTTTAAGCCCTTGATTTTTCCGCTTACTTCATCGAAGTTCTCAACGGTGAGCGACTGATTGAGACTGGTAAGTTCGTTGATTTTCCCGGTTATCAGACTGTCAAACTGACGACGATAATCATCTTCGGCTTCCTGCTTATAGCGGTTGATCGCCTGTTCGCGTTGCTGTCGGCGCATTTCCTCTTGGCGTGCGCGCTCCGCTTCCTCGCGCTTCTTGGCAGCGTAGGCGTTACGGGCCTGCTGTATCTTGTAGGGAACCGTGTCCTTTTTAGCCGGGTCAATGGTATTTTCCATACCAGTGAACTCTGAACGTATCTGGTCAAACAACTTGGTTATCGGTGAACGGCGTTCGTTCATGGCTTTTAGAGTGCGCTTTGCCTTGTCAATATACTCGGCGCATGCTTTATCGAGCGCATCGGTCATACCTCCGCGCTGAATTTCCGCGAGTAGTTTTTCGCCGTAGTCAGAGCAACGCTGTGAGGAGAGCGCGTTGGTGTTATAGGTTTCCGGGGCTGACTTCGCTATCATCTGCACATTCTCTTGGCGCAAGATAGGGAGATTATTAGTTTCACTCATTGTACTTTGATTTATTATGGTTTAGAATACATCATCGGAACCGCCTGCGTTGTCGGGGTTGATGGTTACGCCTGCGGAGGTATCGGGAGCCGGGGCAAATCCAGTGTCCTGCTTGGGCATGACTTCGCCTGTTGAAGTGTTGACGGTTGTGCCGTCATCCAGTCCGTAGAGGTCATTATTGATTTCAACCTCATCAACCTGCTGTGACTCCAATTGGGTTGCGCGACCAACACGTGCTTTGGGGTATGACTTGAAAGCGTGTTTGATGCATTTAGCGATAAGGAAGCCGGTATCGATTTTCAGAGTTCCGTCCTGCTGTTTGCCGTATAGTGCGTTGGGATTTCCGACTATCCATTGCTTTTTCTCATGGTCGTAGCGCGAGTTCTGACGTTGAGAGAACCCGGCGAGACGCGACCAATCTTCAGGGAGCATCACAGCGTAGTCAATCGAGCCGTCCGCGCGTGTAATCTTCATGAAGCAGGCATTGATATTGCCGGACGTGTGGGGCAGACGGCAGGTGTAGTTCACAAACTTGTTGCCGTTGCGTTCGCCAAATTCAAATTCATCTTCGGCGTAAACGATTACGGGGTTGTCGGCATGGCGTATCTGACCGACACGAGCGCGGTGCAGGAGTTCTCCATAGCCGGAGATTGTGAGAACGCACTGGGTCTCATACTTCTTTTTGACATTGCCTGCATTGTCTTTGTAACTATCCACGGCGATTGAACGTGAGAGTAGGTAAGCCTGCGCCTTTGCTCCGGGATCAAGAGTGAGACCCGAAATTGCCACGTCAAGGAACGCGGTGAAGAGTGAGAAGCGGGTGCAGCTTTTGCGGAGATCTTCTTTCTCACCGAGTATGCGGTTGAAGTTTCGGCTTTCACGCTCATACGCAGCTTCGCCGGATACGCCAGTGGAGGGTGTCCACATGGCTTCGTAAATCTGAATGAATTTTGCGCGGACTACATCGTTATTGGCGATGTCCAGCGGGGCCATTTGGTTGACTTCCTCAACCGTAAGACTGATTTTACTCATTGCATTGTTATTAAATTGTTATTAAAAATGTTGTCTTGTGAGAGGGGCAGGACTCGAACCTGCAACCACCGACTTTAGGTAATCGGCCTCTATCCAATTGAGCTTATCTACCCTCCCATACTTTACTTCAAGAAGTAGTCTTGTTGTGTCCGTTGTAGCAGACGCAGATCTGCCGTGAGGTATTCAAGTTTGCCCGGACGCTTGCAGGGTGTGGCTTTGCCCTGCTTGCGCCACCGCTCGACATTCCTGCGCCCGAAGATTTCAAAGGCTTTGCGCTGACTGACATATTCGGGATCGGCTGTGTCCTTTTTGAGCAGGCTGACAATCTCGGCCGCCAAATCTTTCACGAATACGCCATAGGGCACGCTCTTGTCTGCAAACTGAAGAAAGTCCATAGATTATCTCTTGTTGTTATCAAAATACATCGGATTAGGCTTATCTTCAACCTCCTTGCACATCTTCTCGTAAGCGATGAGCCACGGGTCAATCTTGCTCCAATGCCTATATAGCCGGGCAATAACAAAGATTGCCAGTATTGCCAGTGTTTTGTCAATAAGAAAGTGGAACATCCATGCCGTCAGATCCTCATCTTGTTCTTCCCCGAAGAGGAAGAGGAAAGCGAATGTGCTTAGAGCCAAAAATATGGCAACTCGAATTATTGATACCAGTTTGTTCATGTTCTTGTGATTTAATAGGGTTCAACTCCTGCTCTGATAAGGGCTTTTTCTTCTTCCACGGAGCCGCACCAAGTATCGAGATACTCATTGACGGCTGAATAGGTGTTGTCGTTGCGGTCATATCCGCGTGCATCGCAGAAAGCATTCCACGATATTTCGCCACGGAAGTTGTCAAGAGCGACCTGTTGTGATTTGCAGCCGGAGAGAGCGGCCACGATAGCGAGAGTGATAATTATTTTCTTCATGTCGTTTAGATATTGAGGTGAGGTTAAATCAACTCTGCATTTTCTCCATCGAACCACTGATCGAAACCATCGACGTTGCAATAACCGGCAAGAGATTTGAGTAAATCCCATGCCATTTCGTCTATTTTTTCGTCAGCGTCGCTAACATATGTGTCCTCGTGGCTGTCGTTCTTGTAGTCCACTACTACATTAGCGGTAAGTGCCTGTTTGAAATGTTCGCGTCCGGCCGGTGTGATTTTAACAGGCGGACAAACGGCAATCGAGTCTATGCCGTCCACGAATACATCACGGTCTTCGCCTATGATGTTAATCGCGTGTAAGAGGTCTTCTAATGTTACGTTCATGTTTAAGTGGGTATTAAGTTATTTTATTTCTTCAATGCCGCCCTCTGCCCAACGATTAATGGCTCTGCGGGCATGAGCAAGACTTTTATAAATTGTCTTTCTCCACTTGGCTGTACCGTCAGTGCGAACGCTAACCTTGAATGTGTAGCCGAGGCAATCTCTGTAAATGTGGGTTGATGATTTCATGCTTATTTGAATAATTTAGTTAGACAAATGGTTATTTCAACCGAGTCACGGTTTGCACTCCGGCTTTGGTTGATGTCACAAACAAGTAACCCTTTTCCTTGAGTTCACAGCACGCTTTCTTGACATAGGTAGGCGTGCATTCATCTGGAGAAATGCAGGTTTCACCCACATTCATCCCCATTAGAGCATTGGGGAGAGACTGCGTTTTTAGTTTTTTTAGTTCCATTTCTTTGTAGTTTGATTACTTTTTAGTAACTTTGAGTGCAAAGGTAAGTCAAATGGTTTACTTTACCAAATCAATCGGGTAATTAAGATAGACATTTAAGACTATTTAACATTTGTAATATGACTGAAACTATTAACGACCGCATAGAAACGCTGATAAATCAGTACTTTGACGGCAATAAGGCTGCTTTTGCAAAGTCAATCGGATTGCCCCCGACGGGTCTTTCAAACTATTTGGGAAAGCAAAGACGTAGTAAACCAAGCATTGACATGGTTACAAAGATTGTAGTAACCTTTAATGTCGATGCTCGATGGCTTCTTACAGGAGAGGAAACACCTGCCAGCAGAGTGCATACCGAAGGGGACTATTCCCCGGCATCTGATAGCGGGGATGTTTCTGTTGTTGTAGGCGATGCAGTCCTCGCGGAGCGCGTCAAGTTGCTTCAACGCCTCCTCAACGAAAAAGATGAGAGGATTAATGAACTTAAAGAACGAATAGAGGAACTGAAAGCGAAATGAAATGGCTAAAATGGTTCATATACGGCGTTGGTATTAGCCTCGCAGTCTCTGCAGGTCTTTGGACGGCTAATGTCGCATGGGCCTATACCGCTAATGAACCTATGCCCAAGGCTATTAAGATATTGAGTGGTTCAATAGGAATATTTCTACTTTATATCTTGCTGGGAGTATATGGCGTAGTCAAACATTTAATCAAGTCCAAGCGATGAATGAAGATATAGAACTTGACAAACTGCGTATCCTACTCAACGCGGTTGAGGCAATCGAGGAGGAAGAGCCGGACTTCTACGCGGAACTGAAAGAAGCCGCATGGAACGTCCTGCACGAGAATTCCGGCTTCGGCTTCGATGAATGGGCGCAGACACTCATGGAGCAATATCCCTCGGAGGTGGTGGACGCTATCGGCTCACATCCTGCCGAAACTTATGCCTCGCTTGCCGATATGTGGGATAGTGAGGACTACGAGGACGAGGAGACCGGCGAGTGCCACACATTCAAAGACTGGGCAGAATATTTCGCCACCGACCGGTCCATTGAACTTTACGACCTGCTTGTAGAAGCAAAACGCGAAATAAAGCGTTTAGAGGCACGACAGGACAAAAAACAATAAAACCCTCAACCGAGCGTACAAAGTCCGGCAGAGGGTCGTTTATGAGCGAAATTGGGGCGTTTCTTGCTCCGCTATATAACTACAAAATTAAAACATGACAAAAAAGATATGAACGCAACAACCAAAATAACCAAAAACCTCGATGTACAAAAAGTGTACAGCGTTGCAGCAAGTCTCGGTAAATGTTACACTTCAACCGCGGCGCAGGCCAACATAGAGGACTAAGCGATAGTCACTAACAGCCAAACGATTAGGTCGTAACACTCTGCAAAATCAGAGGTTACGGCCTAATCTGTTCTTAGGCGGTTCGTTC